GCTGCTGAGGATGCGTCGGTTGAAGCGTCGCCTCCCGTAAGGCTAGGATCTGGTGGTAACTGCCACGGTTCTGGCGCATAGTTGGCTGCTGTATTCGGAGCAGCACTATAAATCTCGTCTGGTAGTGTCTCACCTTCTGCTCCGGGATCTGGTGGTAACTGCCACGGTGCTACTTCATCCACTACTGGAGGTGCTGGAGGTGGAGGTGTATAAATCTGTTCTGGTTCAGACTCACCTTCTGCTCCGGGGTCTGCTGGTGGCTGCCACGGTGCTACTGGAGGAGGTGCTGGAGGAGGAGGACGCAGTGCGGCTATCGTTGCAGGCAACGCAGGCTCTATATCTTCGACATACTCTTCTTCGGAACCTTTTCGTCTAGGTGGCGGAGGAGGAGGAGGTGCAACGATCCTTGGAGGAGCTACAGGTTCTATATTCTCTGGAGGTGCTTCTATAGGTGTTGGAGGACGAGGACGTGGTGGTGGGGGACGAGCAGCTATTGTAGCAGGAAGGGCTGGCTCTATGTTTTCAGCCATCTCAGCTTCTTCTCTTCTAGTAGCTGCTTCATCCCTTGCTCGTCTCAACTCCCTAGCTTTTCTAGCTGCCTCTGCTTGAGCAGCCCTGCTAGACCTTCTCATGCGACTCCTGCGTGGAGGAGGTCTATACCTTGGCTCATCCATTTCGTCTTCAAACTCACCACCTTCTTGATAGCCCCTGATCGGTCCACCGCCGAAACGACGCATAGCATAGAGACTTCCGCCTCCTGCTTTTCCGAATAGATTGTACATTACTGCATTAGATTGGCCTACGTCTGTCATGGTTTGTGGACCACCTCCACCACGTTGACCGCCACCACCCGGCATAATGGTGCTTGCAGCCATACTAGTACCCTGACCACCTGCATCACCAGACTGTATATTTTCAGAAGCAGCAATCATTGGTGCCAGCTTTAATATATCTTCGGTGCTGAAGTTATCTTTCAGACCTCCAAATCCTTTTTCTAGTTTATCCTGCCACGAAATCCCCGGACCTTTGATGCTGTCCCAACCCCCCTTAAATCCTCCTAGAGCTTTTTTACCAGTAAATGACTTAATCCCAGTACCAATTCCTTTGGCTAAAGAATCTCCCCAACTTCCACCCCCTAGTTTGTTTGATAGCGTACCAGCGATTCCGCCCAATGCTCCTGATGCTAGTGGGCCTAAGCCCGGAATTGCCATAGCCGCAAGCGGAGCAATTTTCAGGGCTCCTTTAGCGACCTTTCTGAAAAATCCACCAATACCGTAAGCAGGGATATGGCCTCCACTCGCATATACCACTGGCACATGACCACCGCCCATCATTCCTAATTGGGCTATTCCACCCATCGGCATTTGATCCATCATCATTTCTTCACCCATCATACCACCCATCGGCTCTTCTATCTCTATCGCAGGTGGGGCCAACGCCGCTTCTCCCATAAGTTCTGAAGTAGTATCCATACCAGTGTCTAACGTGCCATCAATTAGGTCTAACAATTCATTAATTTCCTGCGTATCAGGAGCAGGTAAATCTGCCGCTGTAGGCATGTTTGGATTTTCTAGTTCTGGCAATGCAGCAATAGAGTCAAAGTTTAAAACCTCTAACCCATCTGTAAATTCCTCTGGTATACGCGGTTGTGGTACATTAAATCCACCCTCTTCAATCATACCACCTGTAGCCATTCCTTCTGATGGTTTAATTTCCATTGTCCACTTGGCACCACCTTGTGCCTGACCGCCACCTTGTTGCTGTGGTCCGCCTAGCATCTGCTGTGGTCCACCACCTAGTGGTTGTGGTTGTCCTAATGGTCGAGAAATATTCTGAAAAGGTGTTGGCCCTTGTGGTGCCTGAAGACCTATCTGTGGTCCCACATCAAACTGCTGTGGAGGAGGTGGTGCAGACAATGGTGTAGCGTATCCCGGTAGTGTAGACGATACTGCTTCCGTAGGACCAGATGGCATATCTCGTTGAATCATTCTTGGGTCGAACTGTGGCGCTTGGTTAATTAACGGAGCATGTTCCCTTCGTGGCTGGAATTGTTGGCCCGCAGGCATAGATACCCTAGCATCATTGAACGCTTGCTGTTGTTGCATCATTTCTTGTTGCTGTCTAGGATCCATAACAGGTTGTGCGGTATTTTGGGGCGGCCAGTCCATACCAGCCGCAGCAGGTTGTGCTGGTAACTCCGATAAAGATGAACCCTTTGTACTAGCTTGTGGAGGAGGTGTATATCCAACTGACAAATCTTGATAAGCCTGTGTAGGCATTTGACCCGGAGGTGTATATGCTGCCACACCACCCATTGGGTAACCCTGAGCACTAGGATCAATCATATCAAACATTTGTCCCGGCGCTGGACCTCTACGAAGACCACCAATACCTCTACGTCTCATTCCACCCATTCCACCATAGTTACTTGCTATTTGCATACTAACTCGTCTCCACGCCGAATATACTAAATGCTATTTTGTTTGCCGCAGATGACCTAACAGATACTATGTCGTCATCACTTAAGGTCAGACCAATGATTATGAAGATGGAATCGTTAGCCGCCGTTGCTTTGTCGTAGTAAATATAATGCTCATTTGCTACAGTGGCCCCTTTAGGTCTTACGGCTACTCTAAAAGTAGGCGTATCACCCGTGAGGTTGCAGGCGACAATCGAACTCACTGTAGTTACCGTATCTTCTGGTACGGTATACAGCGTTGCTTCGTTAGTATCAGCAGGAGCCGTTTGTCCCAGTACTTTAAATGTATCAGCCATTACTGGCTCCTAGCAACAAGAATTGATATTTACGCAATGACAAAGAACTGTCTTTATCGTCTTGTGTTTTAACAGATTCTAAATCACTGCTAACATCCTGAAAGTTTTGTTCGATAGTTCTACGAGACATGCTTTCATCGAAAGCTTCGTATTCCTGTGGTGCTTCATTCAATCCTCTATAGCTCTTTAATGGCATTATCTTTTCCCGTCAGTTCGTCCATCCAGTCTCACAAAGCCCACACGCCACCCATAGCCTGCCCCAGTACTCTCAACCTTCATCGACACCTGTCTAGCCCTTGCTCGTACAAATGCTTGCTCTGTACTCGATGTTATAGCGGCTGACGTTAACGAGGTTTGCGCTCCGCCGGGGAAGTTGTGCCCATTAAGACTGATCGTTACTTCGTCTGTCGAACTAGCGCCTCTAAACGTCACATCAGGAATAATCCTGTTGATCGCCCATACCTGATCACCTTCGCCCAAGTCCATGTCGCCTGACTCTATGTATGCTGTCATTGCGGATCCGTCGTCGTCATATCCATTTTCATGACTATAAAGAACATTAGTTTTATAAAGCTCGACTATTCCACCGCCTCCTGTGGCTGCGGTAGCCGTGTCTGCAATAGTAAACACAATTGCATCAATGGTTACTGACACTACCGTATGTTCATTATTAAGCAGAAGTGCTTCTAGCCCTCCTGTAGCTGACGCTCCAATCAGTCTAAACGTGTCGCCAATATCTAGGCCATGTGCTGTTGCCGATATGGACACATTGCTCGTAGCATCGGTAGTCGTTGTTATTGGATTGTCGTCTAGGTCTTGTATTAAGATAGAACTAGCCAAGGGATATATTTTGGTTCCCGCCTGATTCCATGTACCACGACTCAATGTGCCGTGATACCATACCTGTTCGACATAGTTATAGATCACATATTTATCATTCTCACCGTTTCCGGACTGAGATGGATATACCCAGATGACTTCACCAAAGTCAGGATTAGATCCTGCTATAACCTTAAACGACTGTGTCTCATCAAAGTCATCAAACACGGTGCTTAAAATTGGACATGCTAATCTTTGTGCTGTACCTGTGTAGGTATAGAATGAGCCTCGATCCATGAAAAAGATCCTACCATTTGCATTGACTGCCGCGTTGGGAGATACCATAGACATCCCCCTAGCTACTTCCGTAAAGCTAAAGTAGAAAGGACTGCCACTGTATCTCATAGATTGTATGCCGACATCAGTAAAGATCAGGATTTCTTGGCGTGTCATTAACGCACCTATAATCTCTGACCCTGATGATATCTCCTGACCACCTGCACTGTTTGTAGATAGTGGTTGCCACTGTGCTGCATTCTCAGAAGTAGACCACCTGACAAACAATGGATTAATAGTGCTGGATCCAATCGGATTACATCCAAAGCAGATAACATGCCTAGCCACATCTGACATCATCACCTGTAATGCGGCCACCGGTGTGTAGTATACTCCTGCTTTATAAGCGGCTACAACACTAGCTCCTCCACCCGTGCCATCGCCTGATGCATCATCACCAGTATCGACTGTGAAGGTTGTCTTGGTGGGGGTAGTAGCAATGGTGTGTGCCTTATTAATACTGGCGGCAAGTACACCTTCAACAGTAGCCGCACCTGAAAAGGTGACTGTATCTCCTACGCCTGCACCATGACCACCTTTATCTGTCACAGTAATAATACTAGCTCCATCAGTAGTTGCTATAGGTGTTGACCCAGCTAAAGTAATTGTGCGTCTAGTCCGATCACTTAACGCTACAGCGCGAGTCGATGTGCCATCGCTTTCGTCCCAATAGAACACATTTCCTTGACGAACACATGAAAGCATATCGTCACCGAAGTTGTCTACCGACCATAGACGCAACTGACTTGCTTGCCCAATAGCTGATGCGGATCCCCATGTACCTGAACCCCAAGTACCCGAACTCCACCCACCCGCTCTGATGTAAGTATCTAGCCCTACATTAACTTGGTATGCCGCCGTTGCACTGGTTCCTCCTCCTGCTGATACAGTTGAGGTAGCCTGTGCGTTACACACGATACGATACTTGTCGTCGGGGTCACTGGCATCCGGGGCACCCAATGCAACGATACGATGTTCAGTGTTAAGCGAACTTGTCCCGATACCACCTGTTGCGGTTGCACTAGCTATAGTGACGTAATCACCTATGACTGCACCGTGAGATGTATGGCTAATCGTAACTACAGCAGTTTCGTCTACCGTTGCTACTGGGTTAGTGCCAAGTGTTGCCGATAAGCGAAGTGGCGTAATGTCATGATAGCTACTACCCTGATTGACATATAACTTATTGGTAGTGCCTACTCCTACATAAGCATTTCCCGCATCTGTTTTCCAATCATGTAGCTTTCGGCTTATGCCTATAAACCTGTCGCCAACATACCTAGCCCAACCACCTATTTTTTCTGCAAAGCCTTTACGGAAGCGTACCTTGTCGGTTTCAAACCAAGTACCCTTAGCACTATACCTCGTGCCATCCGTCACAACCCCAGCTTGTGGGGATATTTTCATAAAGGACATATATCTACCCGCCTACCACTTTTCTTTGTCAGACCAATAAGCCGCACTCATTTTGCCCTTTTTAATATTCTTAGCATGACGAGCTTTAAAGCTTTTTTGTCTAGCCCTATCTTTTTTTGTTTTAGGATTTGCACCGGCTCCACTTACACCTTGTTGACCAAACCTAATCAATCGAACCTTATCGCCTTCCTTTGCTAAAACAGCATGTGACTTCTTAGCCTTTAATGTACGCTTAGGCTTATTATATCCTGAGAACCGTTCACCGCGATATGTTATCATTGTGGTGTAGGTTCTTTCCTTATGATAAAATGTGGACTATCTGAATCTAGATCTCCACCAACAATCACATCATTAGAAAAGCCAGCCGTAGTCAACGCAAAGTTTAACTGAGCTTGCGCCTCGTTACTGGCCTGAACTAATTGTTTAAATATCTCTGCTTGTTGCATACTCAAATAAACTCGATTCTCGCTCGTTATTGGCTTAACATCTGTCTTTTTTGTTGCTTGCGACTCGTTCTTTAAGGTTTGCTGCTTGCGTTTCAACTGCTGTGATCCTTTCCCCATGAGTATCCACCTTTTGTCCTATGCGTTCTACAGTGCGCTCTATCTGAGCGAGGGACTGTTTAGCCCCATTTAGTCCAGCTTTGACACCGCCATAGGCGGCCCCTGCTGCTGCTGGAATGGCGAGTAGGGATATTAAATTCATCATCTCACCTTCCATCTGGTAAGTCTTGAACTTCTTCAGGTTTTTCTCTTTCTAAGATCATATTACCATTGTCATCCGTTGTTCTACTTGCTAGGTAGGTTGGGTCATTTCTTTCAGCTACGACCATCCAGCTAACCGTATCGTTACTAATTGAGTCTTTGCAGGTGATTATAAGCGTTGAGCCTGACACCGATCCCTTGAGTGCTGACCAACCTGTATCATTCTGCAAAAAGACCTGTGGATCACGGCATAATAATTCCCATGTACCATCAGTCATATTAGCCGATTCATCTAAATCAACGCTTGCACTTCCATTGGAAAGGGTTACAGAGTCCCTATAAATTAGGTCGGCCCTTGGCCCCTCAATACTAGCATGGGTTAAGGTATGTGTATCAGCCATATCTGCGAGTGGGTGATCAATACGGAAAGTCTTAGTAGCAGCAGTAAGTTCACCTCCAACGTCTACATCACGGGCCGAACATTTGATCGCATAGTTGCTATGAATCGTGGCATTGTTACTGATGTAAAAAAGCTCATCGGCACCACGGACTCCAGTCTGCCAGAAGAACTCCCCACCTTCATAGTATTGGGTTGCCGCAACTCCACCACCTGCTCCAGCCTGTATCCGAACATACGGATTTCCCGATCCACCAAGGACAAACGCTTCCATATTCTCAACATAAATACTAATTACATCTGCTGCCGATTCGGTGATGTAGGTGTTAGAACCACCATCTAGGAAAATCTTGTCTGTAGCACCGACACTAATATCATCGCCACTTGTGATTCCACCATTCGCTACCTGTGTAGCTGTTGTAGTCAAGACACCTGTAACTAATGCAGTAGTTGCCATATCTACTGCACCATCAATGTCCACAACATCTAGGTTGGTGGTTCCATCAACGTCTAGATCACCATTCAGGTCTGCATTGCCAGCCACAGTAATTGTACCCGACACATCCAATGTGCCGTTCAAGTCTATTGCCGTCGCATTCAGTTCTATCTCATCCGTAGCAGTAATATCTAATATTGCATTTGATGGAGCATTTATGTATTGACTGGCATCGTTGAACTGTAAAGCCATCGTGCTATTGAGTAGCAACCCTGTGTCGTGTACATGGGTTAGAGTTACGTCATTGTTGACTCCAAATCCAAGCACAGAGGCATCGCTATTTAGCAATAAGTCATTACTTACATTGACAGAGGTGCTTCCATACAGATCAAGCGTTACTTCACCGTCAATCCTGAGTACACCATCAGCACTTTGAAATATTCTTGAGGCGGCATCTCCAAACTGTAGTTCATCAGTCGAGCTTAAGAGTAATCCCGTATTGTGAACATGGGTCAGTGTTACTTCTTGGTCATCACCAAATCCAATCACAGCACCGTCTGCTAGATACAGATCACTAAACTCTAGTGAGGTTGTACCTAGTGCTGCACC